CCCGCTGAACTTTCGCGTCGCTGTCCTCACGCATCGCGGGGATCTGTGAAAGGTCATGCTCGAAATACAAACCTTCGCGCTCCGCGTCCGGCCACTCCGCGTGAAGCAGCGAATACGTGAGCTCCTCGGCGATGAAATCACATTCATCGACCGCGAACAGGTCCCACAGAGATCGCATCTGAACCCCGGCATTTGCGAGCACTGACGCATCGCGGAAGTCTCCGGCGGCAGCTGGAGGAACGCGATACGGAGCCATGATTTCTTTTGCGATGCGATGCATGCGCTCTTCGCGCTGCATTTCGGTAGCGCTGAATGCATCTGCGCGATAGTCGAAGCCCGCGCTCACGTGCATGTCACGGCCAGCATTGTTTGGGTTTTTGCGCCAGCGATCCCATTCCATGCGCGCGCGCTCGAAATCAGCAGCGATTGTGCCATTCGGATGAATGACCATCCCTCCCTTTTGTCCGCCGCGTTTGTCGATGCTGGCCTGCGCAGTGTCCGCAAGGTTGTAGCGATTGATGGCGTCCAGCGCCGCGCTCGTTGGGCTGTCCGCTTCGACGTCTCCTCTCAGCGACGGATAATGAATGTCGATCACGTCTTCCCTGCGGACGAGCGTGTTCGTCGGCAGCCACGTGAATCCCTTGATCCACTCGCGCGCGTCTTCCTCGACCTCTAGGAAGTTCATCGGCAGGATGTAGAGCTCACGAATGCCGCCCACGCCGCGCACTTTCTGAATCACGCATCGGCCGTGAAGCGAGAGCTGCTGCTCAATGCCACGACGAAACGATCAAGCGTTGAGGTTGATGGGATTCACCACACGCAGCAGATCAAGAACGGGATGCTCAGTAACTTCCTCGCGCTCATCGCCTTGACCGCGGTAAAGTTTCATCGGAGCCTGCGCAACTGCAGCCATGCGCGCCTGCACACAGTTGTACGCCCACACGTTGTGTTTCACCGCACCAACACGGCCCGTTGGACTATCTCCGTATTCACCGCTTGCGCTCTCGGTGTCCGTTGCCCAGACGTTTCCCCACCACGCAGGACGTTCCAGCGCCTTAGCTGCCGATCGTCCGAACCATCTATCGAATATCCCCATGTTAGCCTCCGAACATCGGCATGCTTCCACATGCTGACCACGCAAGTGCAAGCGACATCACCATGTCGTCATGCACACCTTCCGGTGCGCCGTAGCGCATCTGACCGCTGGGGAGTCGTTCAGCCTCGTACGCCTCTAGTTCCTCGATCAGCGCACGATCCTCGTAAATCGCAATACTGCGATGATCGAACGCCGCCGCGAGTCCCTCGATTATCGCGGCCTTTGAAGCGTTGTTCGTGTTGAAATCTCGCACGCGGATGTTCTGCGCGCGGAGCATATCGTTGTTCGGTTTGCCCATCGCATTCGATTCAGCAACGATCATGTATACGCCGAATCGCTCACACAGTGCGGCGATGCGCACGCGCTGCATGGCGTAATCCACACCTGTGAAGCGATCGATGTGCACCACTTCGCGCGTAGACTGGTCGATGATGGTCAACACCGTGTAATCGTTGCTCAGTGCCCAGTCCAGCCCGGCAACATACGTGGTGTTTGATTTCGGAGCGTCCATCCTGGAAGCGCGCACGGCGTCCCGAACCCCACGAAACACGCCTCCCCCATCATCCACGAATTCCGCCAACCACTCCTGCCTGAACGTGCGGTCGCTCACCGTTTCGCGCGCTCGCTCAAATGCTTCTGTGATTTGCGGATTGGGGTTATCGCTGGTCGGAGCCTGAAAGCTTGCAATGCGATCGTTTGCTTGTTTCCCGCGCAGCCATTCGCGGTAGAACCAGTTGCGCCCGTGCGGGGTTGATATCAGGATCGCCCTGCCGCCGCGATCCGCAAGCGTAGGCTGAATCGCGTCCGTCCATGCTTCCTCGCTCACGCGTGAAGCTTCATCAACGATGACGACATCGAAAGCCATACCGCGAATGCCATCGGGATTGTCCGCACTGTAAACGTAGAGCGCTCCGCTCGACGGAAACACGATCTCGCGCTCAGCGCGTCGAACATTGAGATGCTGCGCAACCGGAGCTACGGCCTTTTCCGCTGCTCTCCACAACGGCCTGCTGTTGCGGTAGGTAGGCGCGATCCACGCGACCTGTGCGCCCATGTCAGCGCAGGTGAGAGCATAGACCGATGCCATGAAGGATTTACCCCACCGTCTCCCCATCGCCACGATCTTCGTTTTTGCTGGGTGCTGGAGAATTCGCAGCTGATCGGGACGCAATGCTGGCAATGGCGGCGGAGTGGTCAAAGACTGTTGTGCGCTGTTCGATCGGCCCGCCATCACGTCCGCTGATTTCCGTTTGCGTGCGCTCAATGTATCCCCTGTCCTTCGCCTGCGTTTTCAGCGTGAAGCAGACAGCCCATGCTTCGCCATTGATGACGGCGCGATTCAATGCAGACTCGGCGTTGTCGCACATGGACTGTCGCGCGTCATGAACGACCTGCTGCAACTTCTCCGAGCGCTTAATCAGCGTGTCTACCCAATTGCGACTCATTCCGAGACTGCGTGCAGCAGCGGACACGTTGCCGCTCATCGAAATGAGAGCAGCTTCAACCTGCTTAGTTGTGATTCGCGGTTTGCGTCCTTGCATTTTTTCACCCATCAACTATGCCAGAAGCGCAAGATTATCCTGGCTTGCTTTTGGCCCAACGTACTCGAATGTGGCACGAATTCTTCCAGAAAAAGCACCGCCACCGCCAGCAATCCCAGGTGGCATAGTTTTTGCTTTTGCACTTGGCCTTGTCATCATCTTCCAGCTGTTTGATTTTGCCCTGCTTCTCATCATTGCCGGATGAGAGGTAATGGATATGTAGCGATATCCAAGACCGCGACACATTGAGGCGACATAGCCACTAAGAGCATTCCCGATGCCGATGCCCTGAAAATCTGGAAGCGTCACAGTTCTATGCTCTCTTTTTATTATCGCCGATGATGGATGCGGGAAATGTAGAAACGACGCAAATGCTACAGGAGTATCGCGCCAAAAAGCAACAAAGCACTGAGCGGCTTTGTGCAGCGATGTATCTAGATAATGATGCTTCCTGAAAAGTTGCCACGCGTCTGAATGAACTCTCCGAACTTGAAGCTCAATTTTTGGTCGTTGAAGCAACCTCCCGGCCGTGAATCGGTTGATATGCGGCTCGTATATCCAGTCCGGTTCCAGCCATTCAGCAATATCGTAATGGCACGATACAGCAATAAATTTCTTTCCGCGTCGCCTCACAGCCTTCTGAATGGCCGCACTTCCGATCATCGCCACGTTTCTGTCCACAACACTGGTAAATTCGTCTACGACCGAGATATCCTGATCGTCAACAAGAACGCGCGCCATGTTTGCGCGGAACTGTTCTCCGTTCGAAAGAGCACGAAACGGACGCACCAACGAAGGAGGAGAACTGAATCCAACAGACGAAAGAGCGTCAACGATGTCCTTAATGCTCATGCCTGGCGGGAATCCATCAACTATGCTTTTATCTTTTGACCAGTCAAATTCATTTGCCAGATATGCCCCAAACAGCTCACGCGCGACGGTGCTTTTCCCGCTTCCAGACGGCCCAACAATCAACCCGACATTCCAATTTTTCGGAAGATCGATATCAACGCGCCATTTCTCTTGACTTTTCTCCGAAGGAGGAATATCAAACAGTCCTTCAAGCTGCATTAGGCGCGGAGTCCTGACAACATCAACCTGCCTTACGATATCAACGCCTTGCATTTGATTCCCTCCGTATTCAGTCGCTCCAACAATTCAGCCTGCTCTTCTTCTGTTCTGCATTCAATCATTATCGCGAATTGAGATGGGATGACCTCCTCGCTCGAATTCAGCTCGCCGCCAATCGCTGCTCCGTATTCCAGTCCATTCTTCTCTGCAAGCTCAGCAAGCATTGATTGCACGCCAGCACTCGCCGTGCTCACGTCCTGAAGCAGCGCATCAAGATTCTGCTTATCGGCGGCAGCCATCGCGCTGATCGGATCGAGCGTGAGTAGCACTTGCTTCTCTTCTTCCTCCGACAGTTCCACTTCGATGAATGGCACGGGCGTTTCATCGCCCAGCTTCAGCGCTTCCTCGATGCGCGCGTGACCATCAACGACGTTCCCCGTTGTGCGATTCACAATGACGCTCTGGACCCAGCCCACCTCGGAGAGCACTCCGGTGAGCGCTTCACGCTGCGCTTTCGGATGGATGCGCCAGTTCAGCGGATTGGCCATGAACGATATCGCAGCTTGTTCCCCGTGACCGACGATACGATTCCTCCAGGTCACGAGCGCCTCCCCTGCCAGAAATCAGTGAGCACGCCGATGTAGCGCGCGACGTTGTAGCCCTGCCAATTCGGATGCGATCCAATCTGGAAGATGCACGCTGCATCCATCACGACCGGAAGCGCGCGTCGATATTCGAGCCACCAGCTGCACCAGCGCGCGAATTGCGCATCGGTGTATCCAGCCCATGGGAATCCACCAGCGCCTGCTTCGACGCCGTATTCGCCCGACATGTGGATCACGCGCCTGTCTCCTCCGCACTGCGCCCAGAACGAAGCGTCACGTCCCTCGAACCATTCAGGCCCAATGATCGGAGCTTCTGCTGGCGGCGCATCTACGAAGCGCTTGCCCTTCGTGTAGAGGTGCCATCCAATGCGCAGGCGTCCGCTGTTCTGCTGCGCAAACGCGTAATAGGTGTCCCTAAACGTCTGCACAATCTCGGGATTCATGATGTCCGGTGTGCCATGGCTGAATTCGCCGATCACGATTTTGCGCGTAGGATTCTTCGCCCACATCGCCTGTGCGAAAGCGCGCTCATACTCAAATCGGCGGCGGAGCTCATCAACGCTTCCGTAGCCGATCCAGTCTGCCTCATTCGCGCACGTCGTCCACATGTTCAACGGAATGTCGCTCAATCCAGCGCCTGCATGATCCGCAAGCCACACGGGATCAGGTGCATTCTGAAACCAGAAACGCGCGAGGATTTTTGCATCAGGATATTGCCGAGCTGCAGATGCTGCGCCCATGAGATTGTCCATGAACAGCACAGAGCGACATCCGCGCGCGAGAGCATCCATACCGGCCTGCGCATCGTTCAGGCACGAAACGCCGAGCAGATATTTCGCGTGCTTCCAATCCGCTGGCGCAGGTTGCGGAGGAACGGGAGTAGGAGTGCTAACCCACTGCCAGCCATCCGCGCGAAGATATCCATCGCCCACGCGCACGCCACCGACGGTGACAGAAACGCGTCCCCAGTCCATTCCATCAGCTCCCTTCACTACGCCCAGAACATCGAATTCCTGGCCGGGCTGTAGCAGGTAGCCCGTTGCCGTAGATGATGCCGTAGAAGGGGATCGCCTCACGTTCCACGGCGTCGATTTGATGCGCGCTTTGCCTGATGTCTGGGTCATAGTTTCCTTGAATCCAACGCGGAGCGGAGCAGTGCGCGACCATCGCCGGCATTCGCGCTCCGCTGTGTCCAAAATCGCCTTGCTCGTCACCAGATTTGCGCCGCGCGCTCCGGTGTAGAGCGGATCGTGATATGCGGTGTCGGACAGGCGAACGATCCAGTGACCGAAGTCGCCGCCAGGCTGATATCGATACGGCAGTTTTTGATAATCGACCAGCGCAATGTATGGATATTGTGGTGATTCCTGCTGATACAGGTTGATCCCCAGATAAACGGACATGTCCTCAAGGTCGGATGCGCTTGTCCCGTCCTGCGGAGGATCGAACAGCTGCGACAGCATGGTCACGTTTTGCGGCGTGACGCGCTCGGGGAATTGAGCGCCCGTCATCATCACCACGCACGCAGGCCCGCAGTCGTTGCGACGCGGTGCGCTGTCGATCTGGTTGATGTAGGGGATGTTCATCGATCCTGCATGTGCTCAATTTCACGCGACAGTGCTTCAAGCTGCGATGTAATTTTGCCCAAAATATTGGCGTGCTCATCAAGTTTAGCTAGCAAGCGCTCCTCGCGTTTTGTGGATGCGTGCAGCGTATAGACCAGCAACATCGCAAACATCGCAGGGATGCCGCCATCAGTGAGAAGCTTGATGAGCGATTCAGCCATTGCGCCCATTCCCTTTCTGGATGCTGTGCGCGATCTGCTGGATGATGATCGATGCGGCTGCGATGACGATTTGCAGATATGGATTCATCGCCACTAGTTCAAGCGGATTCGTAAGGAAATAATCGTGCGTCCACATCGCTGCAATGGCGATAAGCGTCGCAACCGTCACCGCGATCAATGATTTCGCGCTCGATGACAGCGCCTGAAACCCGTCGAGTCGTTCGAGCACGAACGCAGACACGGCGCTGATTCCAGCTCCGCTCAGCCACACCAGCAATTGCAAAATATCCATAAATCCTCCGGGTAATTCGTGCCTGCGGAGCATGTCCGAACACCGCAGGCGTGCGCACTATACACGATTGGACGTGTGGTGTTGCAGTCTGGCGCGCGATCTTCTCATAGAAAAACACAATCGCCCACGTCAGGAGGTGATCGTGGGCGATTGCCGCTTTCGCGGGGAGAAACCAACAGCACCCGGTGAGCGATTCCAAGTGATGCGCCGCCGATGATATCACAGTTCCTCCTCAACCGTGATGATGTTAGAGCAGGCTTCGTGTGTCCGCAGGAATCCCGCGAACTCGTCCACATCATCGGCAA